CAGAGTTAAACCTAATCAAACACCGATAACTGAGGACTCTAATATATTGGAACGAATTAAAGATACTCAAAAAGAAATTACTGATATCTATCAAGAGTTGTCATATGAAGAATTGACAAATGTCTTGAACGAGTGGTTAAATCCTGATGAAGAAACAACAGAAACTTCAACAGAAGAACCAAAAAAACCAGTAAATGAATTTGACCAAAAACTAGCAGAAGACAAAGCTAAAAAAGAATCAGCTTCAAAAGTTCAAGATGCTAGTCAACAATTTGACGATTTATTCAATAACTAAGGAGTAGAAAATGTCAGTAAAAGACGATTTGGCTAATGTCATAGCCGATAACCTGAACAAAAAGTTCAAAGACAACAAAGTAGCGTATTTCCTTGACGGAAGTGATGATACACCAACAGACATTAAAGACTTTATTTCAACAGGGTCTTCAATGTTAGACTTAGCAATCTCTAATCGTGAAGACGGAGGTATTGCTGTTGGTAGAATTACAGAAATCAACGGATTAGAATCAAGTGGTAAATCACTACTTGCATCTCACATCTTAGCAGAAACTCAAAAGAAAGGTGGTATCGCAGTTTATATGGATACAGAAACATCAGTCAGTAGAGATTTCTTAGAAGCTATTGGTGTTGATGTTAGTAAATTACTATATCTGCACTTCGAGTGTGTTGAAGATATATTTGAAGCCATTGAAGATATCATTACCAAAGTTCGTGAATCAGACAAAGATAGATTAGTAACTATCTTGGTGGACTCACTAGCGGCTACATCAACAAAAGTTGAAATAGAAGCAGACTTTGAAAAAGACGGATATGCGACTACAAAAGCAATCGTTATCTCAAAAGCACTTCGTAAGATAACTCAAATGATTGGTCGTCAAAGAGTAGCACTTGTCTTTACAAATCAATTAAGACAAAAATTAGGTGTGATGTTTGGAGACCCGTGGACTACGAGTGGTGGTAAAGCATTACCATTTCACGCTTCAACCCGTGTTAGATTAAAAAATATGGGTCAAATCAAAGATAGTAAGAAAAAGAATATCTTAGGTATGAAGTGTAGAGCTCAAATCATTAAAAACAGATTAGGCCCACCTTTGAGACACGCAGACTACGATATGTATTTTGATTCCGGAATTGATAATTATGGTGGTTGGTTAAATGTAATGAAAGAACACAAACTTGTTAAATCAGGTGGTTCTTGGTATACATTAGAATACCGCAAAAAAGAATATAAATTCCAATCAAAAGACTTCAAAGAGTTAATGGAAACTAATGACGGACTTCGTAATCATCTTTACAAACAAATTTGTGAAAAATGTATTTTAGAATACCAAAAAGGCAATGTGGGTATTGATGATATAGAATATACAGGAGAAGTCATTGGAGATGAATAAATCTAAGTATTTATCGATTCTTAATGAAATTAAAGAACAAGGCGGCTCGGAACTTGGAGATAATCCAAATGAAAATGTGTTGATAATAGATGGCCTAAATACTTTCATTAGAGTGTTTAGTGTTATACCAACTACTAATGATGATGGGACACACATTGGTGGAATAGTTGGTTTTCTGAAATCAATAGGTTACACAATCAATATGTTTAGACCTACTCGTTGCATCATAGTTTTTGATGGAAAGGGTGGGTCAAGTCGCCGTCGTAAATTATATCCAGAATATAAAGCCAAAAGAAAAACTAATATTCGGTTAAACAGAGCGTATGGGTTTGATAATATTGAACACGAACGCGAAAATATGATACGACAAATCAGAAGAACGATTGATTACTTAGAATACTTACCGATTACTTTACTATCAATAGACAATGTGGAAGCTGATGATATTATTGCATACGCATCCAAACAAGTTTTAACTGATAGTAAAGTAACGATAATGTCATCAGATAAAGATTT